TCTATCGAAATTCCAAATTTATCTTCGACAAGAACCCTCGTTAATTTTCCAACTTCTTTGACAGAAACATCCCCTTCCATCGCATCCACCAATCTTTGGCGTGCATACGAATCTATGTGCCTACTCTCAGTTATTTTCCTTAGATCGTAGGTCTTTGTCATTCTCAGTCCATATAGAGCTAATTCCTGGACTATAGGACATCCAGGATACTGATGTAGATAGCATAGCGCCTTACTCCTTAATAATGCCATCAAAGTTTTCTTGCCGACCCTTGCGTACCTAGGACCGGCCCACCCGAAGGTTGCTAATAGCTTCTTGGGATCGACTACATTTATACACTCAAAGGGGTGATAAATAATTCCACAAAACGAAGCAGTACTCGTGTGGGGGTGCAAATCTATTTTAACATTGAAACCCAGCAACTCATAATGTTCTTTCAAAGGATAAATGCCGGTTCTAGATTTTAATACACCATCGTCGCCTTCAGCTACTACTCGGAAGCCTTCATCGTCTGGAAACCACTTCGGGTCCTGCATGCGAATCAATAACATGTTATAACCATAGAAAGGATCTCTATGACGCATGCTAGGATCCCAGGGCCCATAAAACATGGGTAGGAGTACGTCCATAACACTGAGTGTCAATTTCAACGCCTTCTCTTGGTCACCTAAATCCAGGAGAAAAGCATTATACAATTGCAACCCAATGTTCCCTATTGTATTGTTGAGGGAGGTATCCGTTTCCCCCGACATACGTCTTGCCCATTCCTGAAGAATGAAATAGATGCAAGATATGATATTGACTTCCGTTGGGGTAAGATAGATTGATTCCCACCACGTAGACGCCAACATTTTTGTAAAATGACGAAACACACAAGTGCCAGTTGCCAACATAATGTCTCTTTTAAAAGACATTTCGAATGAAGTAAAATCCGTGGCCGCCGTTTGTTCAGTTTCGGTACACAGATAATCCCTAATATATTCCGCACGATCTCGAACAGGGACGTGTTTTATAAAGGACGGATGTTCGTAAACAGCCTCTTCAATTCTTGCACACAATGGTCCAAATAACACCTTGAATTCATCAACACGTGCATAAATACCGCGACCGTGCTTGAATTCAGGATATGTTTCATCTTTCATGAACAATTTGACCTTCTTATACGCCTTAGGCAAAGAGAAATCGGCCATCTTACTCTTTGTTTCCTTCAGTTGATCTTTCCTCCATTGAGCATAAGGGCGATTTTCAACCCATTTTTCAAAGGAAAGGTCTTCATCGGGACCTATTGGCGCAAAATTATGTTCGAGCCACCTAGTCAGAAAACGCTCAAATAGGGCCAAATGCATAGGATCGTAATCCGGCATAGTCCCCACCATGCGTTTAACTGTGGCGGCAAGCAAAGTAGTAGAATCCGAATTGTCCGGATGTGGACAGGCAGCCCCTTCTACAACAGGGCCCATCGATACCATCATTGGTGGGCGCTTAGACCGATCAGAGCTACGTAACCAACGGCAAACAGCATGACCGCGGGGAGGAAAATCCCCAAGATGAATCTCC